GGGTGTTCTGGAGTCGATCCCACCGCTGGGTGACATTGCTGAGCTGAACCTGCAGCACTATCAGGTGCAGTCCGATTTAGGGAACCAGCTGCACATCAGTGCTGTTCCGATGCTGGCGATCTTTGGCTTTCCTCAGTCGGCAGAGGAGATCAGCGCGGGTCCGGGTGAAGCGATGGCCTTGCCTGAAGGATCGTCCGCCCAATACATCGAACCGGCTGGCAACAGTTATGACGCTCAGTTCCGTCGCCTTGAGCAGATCGCAGGACAGATAAATGAGCTGGGCCTTGCCGCAGTGCTAGGGGCAAAGCTGGTAGGAGAGACAGCAGAGGCTAAACGGATCGATCGAAGCCAGGGTGACAGCACAATGATGGTTGTCGCTCAGCAGATGCAGGATCTGATTGACAACTGCCTGCGCTTCCATGCTGCGTTCCTCGGCCAGTCGAACCCAGGCAGCAGTCTTGTGAACCGGGACTTCATGGGAATGCGTCTGGAGCCTCAGGAGATTCAGGCGCTGCTACAGCTTTATACCGCTGGCACTATTACCCAGGAAACGTTGCTTCTGCAGCTTGAGGCTGGTGAGGTCTTAGGCGATGATTTCGACGTAGAGGAAGAGGTGGATGCCACCCAAAACGGCGGGATGACTGAAAAGGAGTCTTCTCCGCCCGTAGAGGTCACAATGCCAGAAGAAGCCGATGAGTCTGATGAGCTGGCTGAGTAAGGTTCGCAAGCCACAACCACCTCGCAAACAGATCGTCTACTTCGCTCAGGAGGATCTGCAAAACGAGTTTTACGCCGTCATCCGGATCACTTGGTTTTACGACGGCGAGATCTGCGATGTTTTCGAGTCCAGCATCTCTAGGTACGACAAAGAGGCAGTCGCTGAGATCCCCAGCATCATTCGGGATGCCCTGACACACGGAGCAGATGTTTCGGTGGTCTGTGTTGAAACCGCTGACGCTGTAGGACTTAAACCAAAATGAGCACGCCTGCTGCGCTTTTTAGGAATGCTGTTGACCTGAACAGGTTCAGTAACGGTGTGGCTCGGCGTATTGCGCTGACATACAACGATCTGATTCTTGAGGCAGTCAACCGTCTCCGGGCTATCGATGAGTTACCACCGCCAGCTCAAGCCGCAAGACTTAGAGGGATCCTGGGTCAGCTGAAGCAATCCCTTGACGGTTGGGCTGGCAGCAGCACATTGCTGATGACAGAGGAGCTACAGGGCTTAGCTGTTCTTCAGTCGGAGTTCGTGGCCGAGGAGTTACGGAAGGGTATTCCTGATGAGCTGCGTGATCAGATCAGATCTATAACAATCAGCCCTGCGTTTGCACGTTCTGTCGCCACGGTTGACCCCACAGCCATAAATGTCGTTTCACTCAGCGATGATTTGCAGGCAGCAGTTTCCGGCGCACCCCAGACCTTTTCGCTTACTGCCGCGCAGGGGACAGCTATGACGCTCCCGAACGGGAGGGTAATCCAAAAGACGTTTCAAGGTTTAGCAGTAGCGCAGGCTGAGCTTTTCGCCAAAACGGTCCGCAACGGATTACTTACCGGCGAATCGACCGCCAAAATCGCTCGTCGTCTTAAGGGTCGTCTGCGGTTTGGACAGCGGGGCAGTGTTCGGCAAATGACACAGGCAGGTGGTGAGTCCACAGTCGTTGCGAATCGACAGGTCATGGCTCTTGTGCGGACTTCAGTGAACCAGGTCGCAAATGCTGCTAGCCAACAGGTCTACGAGGCAAACCAGGACATCACATCTAAATACCGATATACAGCGACACTCGACAGCAGAACCTCCGCGATCTGCCGATCATTAGATGGCAAGGAGTTTGCCTACGGTAAGGGTCCAGTTCCACCCCAGCATTTCAACTGCAGGTCTACGACTGTTCCGATCATTGATTACAAGGCTTTAGGTTTCACACCACCAAAGCCTGGCAAGCGTGCGGCTCAAGGGGGAATGGTCCCAGAAGACCAAACCTATGGGCAATGGCTTAATGATCAGAGCAAAGAGGTAAAAGCCGATGTCTTAGGGCCTAAGAAGGTGGCTTTGTTTAACAGGCTCGCCAGAAAGTACGGTCCAACAGATGCGATCCGCAAGTTTGTCCGGGAGGACGGGTCAGAGTTAACGTTGGAGCAACTCCGTCGCCGTTATCCAAATGGCAAAACTGCACAGTAAGTATCAGTTCACCCCGCAGGGGGAGGAAGCCCCGGCGTCTTGTCCGCCGAAAAAGCCGGCGTCGAAAAAGAAAACTGCTAAAACGGAAGAGCCCAAGGGAGAATCCTGATGCCTGGCTACAGCGGACCTAAAAAGCCCCAATCAGCGATGGGCAAGAAAAAGCCTAAGAAAAAGAAGAAGTAATGGCTCCCAAGCGGCGACGAGTTCCAAAGGACAAGGCCACTGGCCTTCCTAAGAAGTACCTGTCTGGTGCGAAGAACCGCTCTGCTAAAGCCCGAGAAATCAAACGAACCGCCGAGGCTTACAAGGCTGGGGAGTTCATCGACATCAAAGCTGTTTCCGCATCGAGGACAAAGCAAGGTGGCACCAAAAGCAAAACCACTAAGCGAGGCAACAAAGGCCGCGCTAAGAAAAAAGGCTGAGGGGACTCGCTTCACCTATGGGCAGCTTGCTGCTGTCTATCGACGCGGGCAGGGGGCTTACCTGTCCAGCGGATCCCGCAACGTTCCGATGGCTGCCTGGGCAATGGGCCGCGTGAACAGCTTTATCTCTGGCAAAGGCGGAGCCCGCAAGGCTGATGCCGACATCATGAAGCGAGGCCGCAAGAAAAAGTAATGGCTCCCAAAAAGCGCGATCCACGGCTGGCAAAGCATGGGCTTTCAGGGTTTAACAAGCCCAAGCGGACACCCAGCCATCCCACTAAAAGCCATGTTGTGCTGGCTAAAGAAGGCGATCAGATAAAGCTGATCCGCTTCGGTGAGCAGGGGGCAAAGACCGCTGGCAAGCCGAAAGCAGGGGAAAGCAAAGAGATGAAACGCAAGCGAGCCAGCTTTAAGGCCAGACACGCAAAAAACATCGCCCTAGGCAAAATGTACCCGGCCTGGTGGGCTAACAAGGTGAAATGGTGATCAGACAGTTAAACTGAGCCCGCAATTAACCTTACGGGTTATTCATGGCTGAAGAGCAAAATCAGGAGATTACGTCTCCAGAAACTGCAAACAATGTCGATGTCAGCAAGCTGCAGGCAAGCATCGCGGCTCTAGAGAAAAAGAACTACGAGCTGATCGGTAAGCTGCAGAAGAATGAATTGATTAATGAGGTGCCGGATGATTACGAGGCACTGAAGGCATTTAAGGCTCAGACTGAGCAGAACAAACTCGAATCAGAAGGCAAGTACACCGAGGCGCGTCAGGCTCTTGAGCAGCAGTTCCGCGAGGCGACCGCTGAAAAGGACAAGCGTATTGCTGAGCTTGAAGCACGAGTCCGAGAGCTTGAGCTGATTGCACCTGCGAACACAGCATTAGCCGATGTTGTGCATGACCCCAGCATCGTATTTAAGGCGGATCTGCTGAAGCCGGATCAGATCGAGCGTGATGCTGATGGGACTGTAGTTGTTGTGAATGGCTATGAGCGTAAGCCGATCAGTGACTGGGCAAAGACACTTCCGGCTTACATGCAGAAGGCCCCCCAGCCACAAGGCAGCGGTGCGCCCTCAGGAAGGAGCACAACTGGTGACATTCCTGCAGGGACTAAAAACCCCTTCGCAAAGGAGACTTACAACCTGACTGAGCAGTCGCGTCTCTTTAGAACAGATCGCGAGATGTACGAAAGGTTGAAAGCTGCTGCTAACCGTTAATATGTCGGTTAGGCAAAGCTACGCGGAGCCCAGGGTTACGCCCGCACCGTAAACATCATTTCAAGGAGGTTTTGTCATGGCGACTCTTCGCTCTGACATCATCATTCCTGAGGTATTTACGCCTTACGTCATTGAGCAAACCACTCAGCGTGATGCCTTCCTGGCTAGCGGTGTGGTGCAGCCCATGGCTGAGCTAAATGCTTCAGAAGACGGGGGCGACTTCGTTCAAGTCCCGTTTTACAAAGCGAACCTGTCTGGCGACTTTGAGCGTCTGACGGATAGCTCTTCTCTGACCCCTGGCAAGATCGAAGCTGACAAGCAGGTCGGCGTGATTCTGCACCGGGGCCGTGCGTTTGAGGCGCGGGACCTGGCGGCTCTTGCTGCTGGTTCCGACCCGATGGCTGCCATCGGCAACAAGATTGCTGACTACATCGCTAACCAGCGTCAGAAGGATCTTCTGTCCTGCCTGGCCGGTGTGTTCGGCGCAGTCGATGACACCAGCTCTGCTTCTTACGCTGCGCTGGCTGTTGACGGCACAACCAGCGACACCCCTACGGTGCTTGGCCCTCGTCAAATCGTTGAAGGCAAATCCATCCTGGGTGACCAGGGCGAGAAGCTGACTGCGATTGCTATGCACCCCAAGGTCTATTACGACCTTATGGAGCGTCGTGCGATCGACATGATCTACGACAACACGGGTGCTCCTGACACCGCTGCTGCTCAAGGTTCTACCGCTCCTGCTTTCGGCAGCGTGCAGGTTCCGACCTTCATGGGCCTTCGTGTGATCGTTTCGGCTGACCTCCAGACCACTGGTTCTGGCTCCTCAACCGAATATGCAACCTATCTGTTCACTCAAGGTGCCATCGGCTCCGGCGAACAGCTCGGCCTGCAAACAGAAACTGACCGTGACATCCTTGCCAAATCGGATGCCATGGCAATCGATCTGCACTATTGCTTCCACCCGATCGGGTCGAAGTTCTCAACCTCTGTCTCCAACCCCACTCGGGCACAGCTCGAAACCGTGGGTAACTGGACCAAGGTGTACGAGACCAACAACATTGGCATCGTGCGGATTACCAACACCAGCAACCTTGACTGATAGGA